CAGACGGATATCCCGGACGCTTTTTCCGGCAAGGTACCATTCAAAAATCTGGCGGACAGTTTCTGCTTCCTCCGGAATGATCACAGGATTCCCGTCGGGCCCTTTTTCATAGCCCAGCAGGGTTTTGTACTGGAAGGTGACTTTGCCGTCTTTGATGGACTGGCGCTTGCCCCAGCGGACATTGGCGGAGATGGATTCGCTCTCGGACTGCGCGAAGGCGGCGTGGAGCGCGATGAGGAATTCACTTTCCGGGTAGATGGAGTTGATGTTCTGCTCCTCGAAGATCACGGCGATGCCAAGGCTCCGCAGCTCACGGGTATAGCTGATGGTATCCAGCGTATTTCTGGCGAAGCGGGAGACGGATTTGGCAAGGATCATGTCGATCTTGCCCTGTCTGCACTGGCGGATCATACGCAGGAAATCCTTACGCCGACAGGTGGAAGTTCCCGTGATGCCCTCATCCGCGAAGATAACGCTATGGAGCGTATCAACCGCTTGATCCTTCAGGGTGGGCGAAACGGCATGACTGAACTTCAGTTTTACGCCGCTGAAATCCGTGAATGGAAGAACAGCCTGAAGCGCATGGATCAGATCAAAGGCGCTGACTACTATGAAGGCCGTCATGACATTCTGAACCGGAAGCGCACAATCATTGGTGCTGATGGCAAACTTCAGGAAGTGGACAATCTTCCGAACAACCGCCTGATTGATAACCAATATGCCCTGATGGTGGATCAGAAAACCAACTACCTTGTGGGCAAGCCCTTCACGGTGAACTGTCAGAACAAAGCCTATGCGGACGCTTTGAACAATGTGTTCAATAAGCGGTTCCATCGGCTTCTGAAGTATGTTTGTGAAGATGCCTTGAATGGTGGCCTTGGCTGGTTGTTCCCGTTCTATGACAAAAAGGGCAATCTGGCCTTCAAACATTTCCCGGCCTATGAAGTTCTTCCGTTTTGGGCTGACGATGATCACACCATCCTTGATTCTGCTATCCGTCTTTACCCGCAAGAAGTGTGGGATGGATATACCAAGAAAATCATTGAACGGGTTGAACTGTTCAAGACCGATGGCCTTTACCGGTATATCTATGATGGAAGCGAACTGAAGCCTGATGTGGAAGCCGGGGAACATGAAAGCTACTTCACCATTGAGGAAGAAGGCAAGGAACCCACCGAATTGAATTGGGAACGGATTCCCCTGATTCCGTTCAAGTATAACAAACAGGAAATCCCCCTGATTCGCCGTGTGAAAACCCTTCAGGACGGAATCAACACCATGATTTCCGACTTTGAAAACAATATGCAAGAGGACGCACGGAACACCATCCTGATCCTGAAGAATTACGATGGTGAAAATCTTGGTGAGTTCCGCCGCAACCTTGCCACCTTCGGAGCCGTGAAGGTTCGTGATGATGGTGGTGTTACCACCCTGACGGTGGAAGTCAGTTCCGAGAACTACAAGGCCATTTTGGATGTGTTCAAGAAAGCCCTGATTGAAAATGCCCGTGGCTACGATGCCAAAGATGATCGCCTGTCCGGGAATCCCAATCAGATGAACATTCAATCCATGTATTCTGACATTGACCTTGACGCAAACGGCATGGAAACCGAGTTCCAAGCGGCCTTTGAAGAACTGTTGTGGTTCATCAACAACCACTTCAGCAACACCGGCGTTGGAGATTTCACGGATGATGTGGCGATTGTGTTCAACAGGGATATTCTGATCAATGAATCGGAATCCATTGAAAACTGTTCCAAGTCCGTTGGTATTCTGTCCAATGAAACCATTGTGGAACAGCACCCGTGGGTTACGGATGTTGAAGCAGAAATGGCCCGGTTGCAGAAGGAAAAGGAAGAAGCTATGGCACAGGCACAGGAATACGCCGGGGCTTTCCAGACCGGCAACCCGAACCAAGGTGATAATGGTGGGGGCGAATAACCCCCGCCGTTTCACAATATACGCCGGGGCAGACATTGAGTGTGGCGGGGTGCTATTACTCCTACCCGCCAAAGGGTGAAATTCCCTTCCCCGGCCCATCATGGCCCGTTGGTCAAGTGGTCAAGACACCGCCCTTTCACGGCGGTAACGCCGGTTCGATCCCGGCACGGGCTACCAAGGCCACAAAGGAAGGAACCAAAATTCAGCAAGGCGCAAGCCCCTATGAAGAAACAGCGTGGCCTAATAAGCTGAAGTGGATGGAATAGGCAGACACGGCGGATTCAAAATCCGTTGCCGCAAGGCGTGTGGGTTCAAATCCCACCTTCAGCACCATTTTTCGGGATTGGAGGAACCGCCCATGAGAAATGCGGACTATTGGCGTGGACGGTTTTCCATCTTGGAGGACAGCGCCCACCGAGAAGCCCAGCGAACCATTCAGGACATGGAAGAACTGTATTTGGATGCCCAGCGTTCGGTTCAGAAGGAAATTGAAAGCTGGTATGCCCGTTTTGCGGTGAACAACCAAATCAGCCTGACCGATGCCCGGAAATGGCTAACCGCTGGACAGCTTGAAGAATTTCATTGGAGCGTTGAACAGTATATCAAGATCGGTGAACAGGCCGGGTTGGATGCGGCATGGCTGAAGAAGCTGGAAAATGCGTCCGCCCGGTTCCACATTTCCCGCCTTGAAGCTGTTCAGACAGGTATTCAGCAACAGCTTGAATTGCTGTATGGCAATCAGGTTGATAGTCTGGATGCCCTGTTGAAGAAGGTTGTGGGCAATGGTTACACCCATACGGCCTTTGAGGTTCAGAAGGGTGTGGGCCTTGGTTGGGATATTACCGGGCTGGATCAGAAGAAACTTGAAACATTGCTTTCAAAGCCTTGGACAACGGACGGGCGAACCTTTAGTGACCGTATTTGGTTCAAGAAACAAGAATTGGTTGACAGCCTTCAAAAAGAATTGGTTCAGGGCCTTCTTCGTGGTGACAGCCCCCAAAAAATCACGGATGCCATTCAGAAGAAGTTCAAAGTTTCCCGGTACCAAGCCGCACGACTTGTAAATACGGAAACAAGCTATTTCAACGCCCTTGCCGCAAAAGAGACCTATAAGGAATTGGGCGTTAAGAATGTGGAGATTTTGGAAACGCTGGATTCCATCACCTGTGCATTTTGTGCAAGTATGGATCGAAAAGTGGTTCCCATGTCGGAGTTTCAACCGGGTGTTACCGTTCCCCCGTTTCATCCACATTGCCGAGGAACTACGGTTCCCGCCATTGATGAAAAATATATGGGTGAAAGAGCCGCAAGGGATCAGGATGGAAAAGTTTACTATGTCCCCGGTAATATGAGTTATTCCGAATGGAAGAAAACTTTTGTGGACAACGGTTCCAAAGATGGGTTGACCCTTGCAACCATCGGGAGTATAATTAAAAATACAGTTTCGATGGTAAAAAGCGAGGGTTCCAATGTGCAGACGGTAGGCCGTATTGATATAGAAAAATACCGTTGCATTACGGACGAGATCGCCACCGATGAAGTGATTATCACCCCGGAACGGATTCAGCATATTGAAGAACGCCACCCCGGAGATTACGAACAGTTCGTTAAGTATGTTGCGGATATTCTGGAAAACCCGGATTACATCTTGGAAGCAAACAAGCCTAATACCGGTGTGATTCTGAAAGAAATTGAAGAAAATGGCGAAAAGTTCAAAGTGATTCTACGGGTAAAGGTAGAGAGTGACCCCGCTGAATATCGAAACTCCATCTTGTCCTTCTGGCAAATTGGTGAAACCACATGGAAGAAGAATGTGAAGAACAAGAAAATCCTTTACAAGCGGGAATAATACTGCTATACTTTAGATAGGATAAGAACGGGCTTTGAGGTGGAAAAAGCGTTCCCATACGCCACACGCCTTTTGGTAGTGGGCAAAAGAGATGCCGGGAGTGACGCTCCGGCCAAAGTCCAATCTTCAAGGGAACAGGTGCAAACCTGTTCCCTTCTTCTATGTGCTGAAAAAAATTGAAAAACCCTCTTGACTTTTCTGTTGCTACAATATATAATTGTTGTAGCAACAGAAAAGAAGGTGAATAAATGGTTGCTAAAAAAGGCCGTCCTGTTTCAGAGAACCCCAAAGATTATATGCTTCGGGTGAGGATGGATGAACAGACTTTGCAACAGCTTGATGAATGTTGTGAAGCTGAAAATCTTTCTCGATCTGAAGTAGTAAGGAAGGGGATTCAGGAACAGCATAGCAAACTAAAGAAATAGGGTGTCGGCTACCCGCTAAAGTACACCAACACCCTAAACCACCAGAGGTTTCCCAACTGGATAAATCCATTCTATCACAGTTGGGAACTTCTATCAAGTGAAAATTGATGGAGGTTTAACATGGAAAAATTGATCAAGAGCATTGAAGGCGTACACCCCGGTAAGTATGACCTTCGCAGGAATGAACTGGATGAACTCTATGACGCATATCATCACGACACTTTCAAGCTGATTGCCGTGGTGTTCAAGCTGGGCTTTGCCCGTGGACAGAAGGCGGTGAAGAAGGCATGAATGAACTTCAGGTATTCACCAACCCCGAATTTGGACAGGTGCGAACCGTGACCATTGAGGAAGAACCGTGGTTCGTGGGCAAGGATGTGGCGGTTGCCTTGGGGTATGAATCGCCACGGGCGGCAGTCAGCAAGAAGGTTGACCCGGAAGATAAAGGCGTTTCCGAAATGGAAACACCTTCAGGGAAGCAGCAAATGACCATCATCAACGAATCCGGTTTGTATGCCCTGATCTTCGGAAGCAAGCTGGAAAGCGCCAAGCGGTTCAAGCATTGGGTGACGCATGAGGTTCTTCCCGCAATCCGTAAAACCGGAAGTTATTCCATCATCCCGAAAGCAAGAGCATTGACCACAGACGATTACATGAAGGCGGCACAACTGGCCGCTACCTGTCGGAATGAACGGCTTCCCTATGTGCTTGGATTTCTGGAACAGGCCGGGTTTAATATCCCGGAAGTGACCACCCCAGCCCCGGCCTTGGATGGGCCTGTGGATTGCACGGAAATTCAAAGACTAATGGATGAACGGGGCATTTCCGTAACGGAACTTTCTAAGCTGACGAACATTTGCAAAGCGTCTTTGAGTTATTACAAACGGGGCATTTACAAGCCGAACCGTGAACGCTATCGCATTATCATTGACGCATTAACTTAATTGATGATCTGACCACCCCGGCCTTCTGGCCGGTGGTGGTTTTTTCATACCATTTTCGCCGTTTCCCGGTGGTGGGCGGTAAACAGAACCGGGAAAATCGTGGTTCCTAACCCACGGTAAAAAAGGATTTTGGAGGTAACAACAATGACTAAAGAAAAGCTGTTGGAATGGGGCCTGACTGAAGAACAGGCCACAAAGGTTATGGAGGGCTTGAACGGTTCCTTCGTCACCAAGGCCCGGTTCAATGAGGTCAACACCGAACTGACCACCGCCAAGAACACCATCAAAGAGCGTGACACCCAGCTTGAAACGCTGAAGAAGGCTTCTGGTGACACCAAGGCCCTTCAGGATCAGATCACACAGCTTCAGGCCGATAACGCCAATCAGAAGAAGGCCCATGAAGCCGAAATGAAGGCGTTGAAGATTGGCAACGCCGTTGATGTGGCATTGACCGGAGCCAAGGCCAAGAACAACACCGCTGTTAAGGCGCTGATGGCTGATTTTCTTGCCAAGGCTGAACTGGCCGATGATGGCACGGTGAAGGGTTTGGGTGACGAAATCAAGAAGCTGGTGGACGGTCAGGACACGGCTTTTCTGTTTGACACCAAGGCCCCTGATAAGAAGTTCAAGGGTGCCAAGCCCGGTGAAAAGAGTGATACACCCCCGGCCGGTGATGATCCTTCCAAAATGACCTATGATGAACTGTGTCAGTATTTGGAAGCCCACCCGGATGCAAAGTTGGACTACTTTGATACCGCTTCCGCCGTTGCAAAACTTGGCTTGAACGCCGGTAACGCCTTCAACGGTGACATGAATCAAGTCATTGCTTTCATGGAGCAGGTGAACAAGCAGTTTGTTATTGGCGGCGCTACGGCCCAAGAGCAAAGCAACGCCATGATCCAGCTTACACAGGCAATGGCGGCGGGTGCGCTTCGTGGTGAAGAACTGAACTCCATTCTGGACGGTGCGCCGGGTATCGCAAGAGCCATTGAAAAGTATATGGGGATTGCGGAAGGTTCCATCAAGACGGTTGCACAGGAA